AATTAAATATGTCATAAATATATCAGATATTAAAAAGAGTAACGAGAGTAACGAGAGTAACGAGAGTAACGAGAGTAACGAGAGTAACGAGAGTAACGAGAGTAAAATGAGTACATAATTCTCTTAAAAGTTAAAATTATAAAAAGTTTATAAAATCATTAGAAAAGTAAAATTATGTACTCACGTTACATTCTTTATTCAATTCTTCAATTTTCATTCTGCTATTGTTTATTAAATCTCTAATATTCTCTATTTTGTTCTTTATAATGTTCTTGGGGTTCCGTAAGTAATACCAGAGATATTAGTTGTTGAATTATTTGTTCATATATCTTAATATTCATATTAATACATATTTTATCTTTATTTAACATTAGCATACATTATAAAATATGCCAATAAGAAGAACTACAAAAAATATTTATTCATGTTTTAATGATGAATAGTTGAAGAAGGTTAGGAAGACACGCCAAAGAACCCCATAACTTTATAAAAATTGATTATTACAATTTCACGATTTCGTGAAAGTTCGTGAAAAGGTTTAAAGATTTTGTGCTTTTATAGTATAGACAAATGGCGAAATACACTTGTGAAACTTGTCAAAAAGTTTTCTCTCAGAAGGGTCATCTTAAAGACCACAACAATCGTAAACACCCCTGTAAAAAAGATAACACAATTGAAGAACTTGTAGAAAAGAAAGTTCAAGATGCTCTGTCAAAAACAAATGAGGGAGCAGTAAAAATTGACTCAACATCAATAAATATAATGATGTCAAACCAAATGGACTACTCAAAAAAATCACGAGAAGAACTAATTGCAATTTGTAAGGAAAAGGGTATCAAAGGATACAGTGGACAGGTGAAGGAATACATCGTGAAACTACTAACAGATGCCAATAATACTGGTGTTGTGAAAAATGATATTGTAATAGAAACAACTACAAAATCAAACACACAAAAACTAAATATGATAGATTTGTTTGCTGGAACAGGAGCATTTACTATTGCGTTTAAATTAACAAATAATGTAAATGTTGTATTTGCGAATGATATGGTAGAACATTCAAAAAAAATTTACGATGAAAATTTTGACCATAAACTTACATTAAAAAATCTAAACGAAGTTAAAGTTGAAGATATACCATCTCATGATATACTAACAGGTGGTTTCCCTTGCCAACCATTTAGTATTGCTGGATTGCAAGAAGGATTTAAAGATGAAAGATCAAATGTTTTCTGGAAAATCCTATCTATTATTGACAATCATCATCCTAAATGTGTTATATTAGAAAATGTTAAAAATCTCTTATCACATGATGAACACAAAACATTTGCAACTATCAAAGAAAACCTAGAAAATAGGGGGTATTATATATCCTATAAAGTTCTAAATACTGCTGAAATTACAGGTATTCCTCAACATAGAGAGCGTATTTATATTGTCTGTTTAAAATCCAAAAAAATATTTGATAAACTTAGTTTAGATTTTCCTAAAATTGAAAAGAAACCAGTATCTCATTTTCTTGAAAGTAGTGTTCCAGATAAATATTACTACACAGATAAATCATCTACATGGGAACTTATAACTGCTAATGTTGTCAAAAAAGATACAATTTATCAATACAGAAGAGTGTATGTAAGAGAAAATAAAAGTAGTGAATGCCCTACTTTAACTGCCAATATGGGGGGAGGTGGGCATAATGTTCCTATTATACTTGATGATAAGGGTATTCGCAAACTTACCCCAAGAGAATGCTTTAACTTTCAAGGATTTCCATCATCATATATACTACCTAATTTAAGCGATACAAATCTTTATAAACTTGCTGGAAATGCTGTTTCTGTTCCAGTTGTAAAATTAATTGCTAATAGAATTATTCCTTTACTTCAAGAGGATTAAATATGTCATCAAATGTTCCATCATACACCTTATTACAATAAGAACTAATTTGTGGTTGTAAATATTCCCAAATTATACGAGGACGACGACTTTGTTTTATTTGGTCTTCAAATGATTGTGTTTTACTTATTTTTATATTTTTCCATTCAGATGATGTTCTTTTAAGTAAAACTCGATATAGTATAAACTTATTATTTAACCAATTTCTTGCATCAAGGAAGTATATTACATCCCATTCAGATGATGGTGTAAATGAAATAGGTGCATCACTTGTAAAACATTTACATTCTTGTTTTCCTTCTTTTTTTGATTGCAAATCTCCTTTTATACAATCCCATGTTGATGTAGTATCATTGAGTTTATTACGAAGTATAAATTTTACAATATTTTCACTTATGTCTTCGGGAATGAAAGGTAATCTTACCTTTACACCTATTTTTTTTGTGGTATTTTTCCTACTATTATAATATGCCTTATGTAAAGCGTATTGTTCTTTCAAAAGGTCTTTTGTATAAGTATCTTCTATCATATCTACTTTTACATGTTCTTTTATCTTTTCATCAATTTTCGCCTTATTTTTTTGTGCTGAAACTAGTGTAGTCATTATCTTCTTACAGGATCTCTTATTGTGTCCCTCTTGCTTACAGATAGAGCATTTCATTTTTAGATATGTCTTCTGTTTTGTTGGTGCTGGATAATTTTTTTTCCGGATTAAATTTTATGATTGTTAAGAGTGCCGATTTTGAAATGTTAGTTAATATAACGAGCATATATCAATTTTTATTATAAATAGTACATATTAATCCTAATATTATTATTTATATAATATAATAACTTATAATTGATAATGTTGCAAATGTAGTTTATATATGCAATTTATTTTTATTAGTATATTATTATGATAAATATATTTATTTAAATAAAATGAGTACATAATTCTCTAAAAAGTTAAAATTATAAAAAGTTTATAAAATCATTAGAAAAATAAAATTATGTACTCAATTTACTCTACATAGGTCTTAATCTTTTGAATGAAAACAAATCAATTGCGTTTTTATTACAATACCATCTATTTTTATTTTTTTCGCTTTTAAATCTTTTGTTTTTTTTTATAAATTCATATACCCATTTGTCACTTGGTAATGGATGAAAAGTTTTTGGAGTATTATCTTCATAATATTTTTGTAATTCGTATTTTATATGTATTTTTTCATAAGGCAATTCTAAATATTTTTTTAACATCGTTTTCTTCTTGTTTTTTAAACTATCAGTTAATTCCTTTGCATATTTAGGATTCTTATAATAATAATCCATCATTCTTTTAAAACCCATTTTATTCTATTTATATCAATTTTTTTGTATAAGGGCATCGTGAAGTAAATTGTTATTACTTTTGAATCATTTTTTAAACCATTATCATTCTATCGGATAATTTAAAAGATTTATGGTTATCTTTTAGGGCACATAGTGGTACATTAGCTATTGGTAAATCACCTTTATTAGGTCTCAACGAATAATTATATATTTGATTATAATCAAATTTTGGATTAGTATTCTCAGCTAAATCGTCTGTATATATTTTTTCTAATTCAGGTGTAAAAACACGTTGTTCTGGTGTTTTTATAGTATCCTGTGTAATTATTTCTTTATTGAAATTTGCATTATCAATATCTTTATTAGAGCTATACATATTAAAAGTATTTTTATTTATTACATCTAAATCATTTTTATTAGGCATTGGTGGAATATTCTGATTATATAAATTTACCAATTTAGGAGGACATCTTACTTTTACATTATTATGATCTATTTTTACCGGTATAGATACAGGTTTGGATATTATAGTCTCTTCTTTTTCTCGTAATGTATTTTTAGACATATTGAAAAATAGTAAAAATGCAAAAACTATCAAAAATATAATACATATGATTTCTATATAATAGATTTCGTTATCTCTCATATTACTATATTAAAATAATATTTTATTCGTCATCTTCAATGAATTTAAGTTTCTTTTTTGTATCCCCTGTATTACTTGAATTATCATTATCATCAGAATATGTATTACTAAATTGTATTAATTCATTATCTTGGTAATAAGAAATATTATACTTATTTGTATTATAAAATCTTGTACGTGTATAACCTTTTCTTTTGAATACGGAGAATTCATCAAGTATATCAATACAAAGTGGAATATATTTTCTATCTTCTGGACGTTCCCTGAGAATACGACCAATAGATTGTTGAATATCTGATATAGGAGAAGCAAATATTAATGTATTTAGTGAAGGTACATTAAATCCCTCAGAAGCCAATTGATAAGTTGCAAGAATAATTTGTTTTTCTGCTGATTTATTTAAATCACATTGTTTCATCCCTCCTACATAATATCCGTAGTCCTTATTAAGAATATTTTTTTCAATAATTAGTGTTTCAATATCTTTCAGTAAATTTCTACGTTCGCTTAATATCAATATACGTCTTTCAGGATCTTTTTTAATAATACTTTCTAAAACACTAATAATATAGTATGTACGTGGTTTAAATGCACATATGTTATTAATCATAGCAGCTATATTTTCTTTACCATTCCACAATTGTTTTACAGCCGAATATTCAATATTGGGTTCATAATATTTGTGTATTTGTACTTCAACTTCGATAAACTCTTTTTTCTTCATAGTATATACCGAACCACCAATATAGTATTCAAATACCTTGCGCATACCATCTTTGCGATTGAGAGTAGCTGAAAGACCTAATATAATAGGACTATGTAGTTTTTTGAATGCGCGACAAAATACTTGTGCCCCTGTATGATGAACTTCGTCAATAATAATAAATCCAATATCATTGAATATATTAATATCATATTCTCTCATTGATAATGATTGAAGAGAAGCGATAATAAAATCCTTATTTACAACATCTACTTTACTTTGCTTAATAATGCCAATATTTGCATTTGGTGAAAATGTTTTTACAGTATCTATAAATTGTTGATTAAGAAAGTCTTTGTGACTTATAAACATAGTTTTCTTTTTAAGTTGACATGCTATATAGAGCCCCATAATAGTTTTTCCAAATCCACATGGTACAGATATAATACCACCCATTTTAAGAGGATTTTTAGCTGCTTCCAAAAATTTATTAACAGGTTCTAGTTGATATTCTCTTAATTTACCATTAAATTCTACATTAATATCCTCTCCACCTGTAATTTTAGATACTTTGGGTAATCCATAATTACATAATCCGTAATATCTTGGAATATATATTCTATTTTCGGTTTCTCTATACAAAATAAATGTGTTGTCACCATCTTTTTTTGCTGTTAATTCAAAATTAACTCTTGGTTTCATAGTGAGTTCCTCTTTTATTTTAATTAATTCACCATCTTTTAAAGATTTTTTTAGGAGACTATATCCATTAATAGATAACATTGTTTAACCAATATACATAAATATAATGATATCATTTTTTTATATGAATTATAATAGAATACATAAAAAAATATAAATGATTGTTAATTCATTTAGAATATTAGCTGTTGTAATATTATTTGCTGTAATGCTTGTTCACGATATCCCTTTTAAAAAAATGTATAAAGATGCATTTATGCAATTTTATTTGGCTGTATTATGTATATTAATATTAATTGTTGTAGATAATATAACCGGATTTGTAATAACACTCGCTCTTTTAATCGTATATTTTAGAATTTATAATGCAGAATTAAAAGAAAAAAACATAATAAAACTTGATGAAATGCAAAAAGAAGCAGCAAAAGAAGCAACAAAAAAATGCGATGAAAAAGATAATAGGTGTAAATTAGAAAATCCCGAAAAAATTAGTGTAGTTTCAAAAGAAATAAATAATATAGACGATGAAGGTTTTAAACCATATATAACAGAACATGACCTTTTTTTAGCACAAAATAATGTAATTGATGATAGTATTTATAATAATGAAATAGGTGATTTAACATTTGAACATAAAGATGCAAGACCATTATATAAATCACAAGGATTAAATGATGACGATTTACATGTTAGTGGATATGATTATTATAATAGTTATTACGGAAGCTTACAATATGAACCAATAAATAATTAAAATTATCTCTTGAATTATTAGATAATTATAATGGCAAATGAAAAATTTGTATCGCAAAATCAAAACGATGAAGTTATAAAAGAAACATTTACTTTATTTGGATACTCTATATTGAGTGTAGTTGTAGTAATAGCATTACTATGGGGATATAATACTGGTGAAAATATGTACTTATTTATAATTATATACTCAATAATTATTATACTATATACTGTAATCATAATATCATTAGTTGTTATGAATAAAAAAAAATATGATTTAACATCATATACTATATTATTTGGCACAACAATATTTACCATATTTTTAACATTTTTTATAGGTGTATTTTTTGTTTATAAATATTTTAATAGTGCATCTCTAAAAAAAAGCAGTGACCAAATAATTAACTATTCTTATAAATATTAAATGTAATTAAATAGAGATAACACATATAATATTATAAATAATGAAAGTGCTTTAATTAGAATATCATATGAGTTTAAATTTTCATGTAAATATTCAGGCATTTTATCATAAAATGTTGAAATCAAACTAGTATTATGTATTAATAATACAATAATAACAATCATTAAATTCTTTTTTACTAATTCCATATCAATGTTTGTTATTGAATTGTTTTTGTGATATTGTGATGGTGGATATATATCAGATACATTATATTCTGGTCTTCTATTTTGTGGAGGATGAGGTGGATAATTATCATCCGGTGGATATTCTATAACTTCATCTTTATAATCAGGGATCATACTACTATTTGTATTTTTATTTTTATAACTATATTCGTCGCGAAACTCATTCAACACATCTTGAACAATAGGGTCATTAATATCGTTATTATCGGTATTCTTAGTATTACCATTTAAAGTTGATGTAGGCGTTGACATTGATCTCTAATGATATATTATATTAAGAAAAGTAGTATTATAACGCAATTATAAAGTTATTGAATTATCCGTACATTCTACTTTATTTTTATTAAGTATATAACACTTATTATTATATTTAAAAACATTATCGACTATTTTAACTGGTATATAAAATAAAAATATTGCAATAGATAAACCAAATATTGCACTTACTATTATTTGTCCAGTATTATCATAAAATAATTTTTCAACAATATAATTTAATTTGGATTTTTGCATATTGACTAATATTATAAATTATTTTAAATAAATGGTACTGGATAATCAATATTATCAAAACATTTTACATTAATTACATCAAAATTATAACAATCATTATGTTCATCCATATATATATTTTTACTAATATCATCGAATGTTATATGTTTTCTATTTTTTGTAATAATATGTATATAAAAGATACCAAGTATAAATGCTATAAAAAAACTATACCAATTTATATAGAATATTCTTCTCATAGTCTATTAATATTCTTTATATTTATTTTTTAATACATCTACCAGAATCAGGGTTACATTTTTTATCTTTTTTCTCACATTCTGCTTTTTTAGCTTCTGTACATTTATCTTCCTTAACAGCAGGTTTGTCTTCTACTTTATCTTCCTTAACAGCAGGTTTGTCTTCTACTTTATCTTCCTTAACAGCAGGTTTGTCTTCTACTTTATCTTCCTTAACAGCAGGTTTGTCTTCTACTTTATCTTCCTTAACAGCAGGTTTGTCTTCTACTTTATCTTCCTTAACAGCAGGTTTGTCTTCTACTTTATCTTCCTTAACAGCAGGTTTGTCTTCTACTTTATCTTCCTTAACAGCAGGTTTGTCGTCTTTAACACATCTACCTGAACTTGGATTACATTTCTTACCTTTTTTCTCACATTCTGCTATTTTAGCTGGTGTACATTTATCAACTTGTTTTATGACAGGCTTCTCTTCTTGTTTTATGACAGGCTTCTCTTCTTGTTTTACGATAGGCTTCTCTTCTTGTTTTACGATAGGTTTTTCTTCTGCTATTTTAACATCTAAATAAGAATATAGTGTTAAATTATTATATTTAGGTGTTTTTAATTTTAAATAATTATGTAAAGCGGTTTTTGTTTTATTATTTTTAAAATTTTCCATTAATTCAGCTTTTTCGCGTAAATAATTATCATAATTGATATGTTGCTCTACTCTTTTGTTTTCATATTCCTCATAATATTTATCTTTTTTTATATTATTAATATTTTCTTTATCAGCTATTTTTTTAAAATACAATTTAATATTTTTTTTTAACATATCAGTATCTATATCATTATTTGCATTAGTTATATCGATTATATTTTTTTCAATACTTCTTAATATTTCCATTTAATAATATTGAGGATAAAAATAAATATTTTATCGTGGCAACATAATATCATCAAACATTCCTTTATAAAATGTTTGTAGACTTTCAGCTGGTTTCATTTGATCTTCATAAATAGATCTAGGTACATATTTTACAATTACTTTATCTTTTTTACATATTTTTTTGTTATTATGATAACCCTGCACAATTAGTAAGCAACCTATAAATAATATAAATATAGCTATTGCTTTCATTATTTAATGATAAACTCTAAATAAAAGAATTATTTAATTTTATTCTTGTTTGCGCTCACTCCATACATCAACATTTTCAATGCTTTCTTTGATGCTTGTAAGTTCAACATTTGTATCATCGGTAATTTCATCATTTAGTGCATCGCTAGGTGTTTGCGACGAAGATGTCTCAGCACCTACAGGTTGCTGTGATGCGGCGACAATACTATTTTTGCGACTTTCAAAAACTGTATCTTTATCATCCATGTTTTGTTTATATTCTTTCATTAAAGTGTTTAGTTGAGTATTTGAATATTCTACATCCTTGATAAATTCGGGGTCAGGTGCCCACGCGCACCAGCACCCTACTTCTCCAACATAAATATGAAATTTATCACCTAATTTTTTTAAGAATTCGCTACGTGTTTTAGCCTCTTCAATAGTTTCAAAGCAACCGCGTACTTTTACACCACGAATTGATGTGACACCTTTATTATCTGCATGATATTTGGCTTCAAGTTCCTGCCCTTTTACAGATTTAAAGAACTTATATTGTTCGTCCAATTCTTTTGCGTCAAAGATATATTTGTGATTATCACAAATGCTATCAATTACATCTTTTGTTTCAGGATATTTTTCTTTAATAGAACCAAATATTTCTTTAACATTTGTGGAAAAGCTTTCAATAAATTTACTAAAAAATAGTGCTTCTTTATTGATAATAACATCTTCGGGACTTACAAATGATAAAAGAACATACTTTTGACCTCTAATTGGCTTATCTTCGTCTAAATGATCCTCAACTCTTGGATCTACTAATTCAATTTTTTTATCTGTTAATGTTGTCATAATTCTTATAATATTTTATATAAATATAATCTTATATATTTTTTTAAAAAAAATATAAAATAATATTAAACAATGAACTATAAATTTGATTATTCGGAGGCTGGATCCCGACTAATGAAATATTTATTTGAAGGTTTGGTTGTTGCATTCATAGCAATTATATTGCCAAAAAATAAATTAGAATGGAATGAAATATGGCTATTGGCCTTAACAGCAGCATGCACATTCTCAATATTAGATTTGCTATCACCGGTAATATCACAAAGTGCGAGACAAGGTGTTGGATTAGGCACTGGATTTAGTTTGGTAGGATTTCCAATAGGATTTTAAAGAGTACTATAATGAAGGTATAATTTCATAATTTAAATCTATACATATTTTTTTCCATATTTGGTCTTGAACATAAAGCTTTTCTCTACTTTTTAATAAAGGAAAGTATTTGAGATATTCGTCTAGACCCAATATTTGAAAAAACTTATAAAGAACGTAGCTGTATGATAAAAAGTTTTTTCTATCTTTTGGACAATGTTTCAAGAAAGGTGCTTGAATACTTCTAAACATGCTGCAAAGTTTTTCTTCTAATTCGGGGCTAAATTGTGGTGTAGGTATACCATTAATTCTGTTTATAATATAATTAATATGTTCATAATATTTATTTATACGTAATCTTTTAAGAATATCTCTCATTTTAGTATAAGTAATAGTTTTGAGGTCAACTATTTTTTCTTTTTTAATTTCCGCTAATATTTTCACAAATACTTCATCGGGTATATCGGTACTTTCTTTACCTTGCACTTGATTACACCATTCTCTAAAATGATTAATTCTCTTATAGCAAAAATGCGATGTATCCTTAGTATTTTGTTTAAGTATAGGTCTATTTTGTTCTACCAATAATAACTCTTGATAACCACAAGTATTACATATCATTATTGCATCTTGTTGTAGACAAATCATTTGACTTTTGCACTCCTTACATATTTCAATATTGTCATCTTCAACATTTCTAACGTATTTTTTATTTATAATAGACATATACTTATCAACTAATGTACTTTTATCTTCAAATGTTACTTCATTGTTTATATTTTTACTTGTGATATCATTATTTTCTATATTAGATGTAGAAGTATTATTATCTTCACGATTGGTGTTATTATTAATATTATTTAAAGCATCCAATACATTTATAGTATTGTGCAATAAAATAGCTTTTTTCTTTTTAGATTCGCTTTTGTACACATTTCTACTTTGTTTAATTGGTAAATCAACAGATGACTTAATAATATTGTTATTTCCAATAAGTGCATTATTAATATGTGACTGTTTATCAACAGTATCATAATATTGAAATAAAATATAACTTGTATTTTTATAATATTCTATTTCATCATAATTATTATTAAGTTCTTTAATTTTATTTTTTGTATCAATAATTTTTTCACGTAAATTAATATTACTACTCCATAATATATTTATAGTATCTTTATTGGTTTCTTTATTTAGTTCGTTAAATATAATATTAGAACTTAATTCATATTTATTTAATAAATTATTGTAATAAGATAATTCTTTGTCAGTATTCTCGAAATTTTTTATCATATTGTTATGCATAGCATCAAGAGTATAAGTTTCATTTGTATCAGTATTTATTTTTTTTTTTGATGATTTTTCTTTAAACATCGTTTATAATAAAATTATTAAAATAAAGTTTTATATGTATTATATTAGAAAATTAATCGCATAGTAATTTATATTTTTTTCTCCACTAATAGTATAAAGAATATAGCGTAAATGGGTGGTGGTCTTCTTCAACTAGTAGCTTATGGTGCTCAGGATGTTTATTTAACCGGTAATCCTCAAATTACCTTTTTCAAA